CTGACTCCAGTGAAAGAGTGAGGGAGCATCCATACAGGAGCAACTGGATCTCCGCCAGCATTCTGCTCTGCTCGGAGGATGTGACCCCACAGCGCGCTTTTTACTGCGTTGCGTGCGAGCTCATGTGATTGATGCTGCGCTGTGCCGACTCCTTTTAGTCCACCAGCTGACATCCAATGTCCACCAGCAACACCAATCACCCCTCCCAGCCAGTAACTTGTGGGCGAACCAAAGCTAGTTGGTATCGCTACAGCCATCTTCGTTGGACGACCATTCCATCGCTCAAACCAAGCTGGAGCGAGAAGCTGAAACTTCGCATGCTTGAACTCGGTTCGAAGAGCATCTCCGGTCGTCCAGGTAGCGGACCAGCCATCTTCATCTACTTTGCGATTGACGATCGCTTGCGCGTAGCTCACTGCTGCTCGTGCTGCTTCGAAGGGTTCTTTCTTGGTGCGACCACCGAAGTACGCGGCACTAATGTCCCCTTTCGTCACGCTATTCAGATGCGAAGCTGCGCTAGTTCCTGACATAGGACCCGTGAGCGTGAGCACCACACCTTTAATCCTCACACCAGCAGACAGCTCCTCTGCGTAGGCATCCTGGTAAGCGTGACGAATGATCGCGTTCGCGCAGTACGGCTCATCGAACGTCATCTGACCCGCACCGATGAACATGTGCTCATCTTCGATCGGCTTTTGTAGGTACCAGACTTTCATCACGCACCTCCGGAAACGTCGTCTGGCAGATCGTCGGTGTCGTTTGCAGGTTCATGGTGAGTGAACGTCTTCTCAGACCCAAACACGCTTACTAGCGTCGCTTCTGCGCTGATTCGTTGGTCATCAGGGAGAGCAGTGAGGAAGCTGATACGCGCACCGTGATGCACTCCGCGGTCACTTACCAAGCTGTTCTCCAGCCAGTTAATCAGCTCTGCAGTGCTGAGCGTGAAGTCGAGCGTTCCCTTCTTGTTCGCTTCGCGGATCTTCGATGCGAACTCCACGGCTTTTCCAAGCACTGCTCGGTCTGCGTCGTTCTTGCAGGGGAAGTACCCTTCAAGCACGAGCGTCTCTGCAGCAGGCTCCATGAAGTCGAGCTCCACACGACAGCACCAGCGTCTACGATCTGCGAAGCTCTGTGGATGAACATTCGCAGAGAATTGCCCGGTGTCGTCTCCGTACCCCCACGTATTGTTTGCAGAGAAGACACGAAACCCTTCCTCTGCGTAGACGACTTCGCCGTTCTCATCTACCGGAATGTGAGGGTTATCCTCCAGCACCGGCTTGAAGATGTTGAGCGTATGAGGGTGCAAGGTGTCGATCTCGTTTGCGAGAAGCCACGCACCGCGCTGCATCGCTCGTACGATCGGACCGTACTGAAAATAGGTCTCCCCTGACTTCGCTGCTTTGGTGCCGATCAGATGGGAGCGCTGTTTGAACGCGTCCCCGTTGAAGATCACAAGCTCTGCATTGAAGCGAGCAGCGAGATTCTTGACGAACTCGGTCTTGCCACTCCCGCTAGGACCCTTAATCCACACGCTGTTACGACTCTTCTTCAGAATCACGTTGACCACATCGACCGTGACTGATTCAGGGAAGCGATAGCGGGGGTTTGCTTTCGGTGTCAACGCTCCAGGCTCTTCATAGATCTGGATCATCGCGTTCGCGTCTACCTCACTATCTCCACTAGGTAACGCGAGCTCTGGAAACACGTCCAGGAAGCGCACAGTCTTCTTAGGACGCGACCCCACGCGCTGACCAATCCCCTGGATAGCTCCACGCAGCGCTGACCATCCCTGCTCTGTGGCGAAAAGATCTAGGTACTGCGAACCTTTCGTGACTTTGCTGTGCTTCTCCAGGTACTCGACAAGACTCATTTTGTGCTTGTCCAAGATGTGAGCGATGAGCACAGCGGCTCGTACTCCGCATTCTAGGCACTTGATCCTATTCACCATCTACGCTCTCCCGGGTTCCTTGGTGTACTTCGTCTCGCCGAGCTTGCGAAACCAGTTTTCGGTGACGCTAAACGTCAGCGCGAAATTTCTGACAGCGATTCCCCACGTCACGCGACGCTCGACGTAATGAGGGGACCAGCGCTGATCTTCCACTCGACGAAAAAACTGCAGACCGCAGAAAGACCAGCGACGCTCGTAGCCGTCTCCACCTATCGAATAGGATATAACTTCTGCGTCTGAGATGTGATTGAGCAGCTTCGTCATGCGTTTCTCCTCTAGCTCTGCTACCTTGCGCTTGGCGCTGTGACGGTAAGCTGTCGTCCAGCAAAGTCACGTTACCACGTTCATTTTCAGAGAGGTACTACAGATGTCGAAAGCAGCGATACCGTCGAGTAGCAACGCAGCGTTCCCCTGGCGACACCCGCACAATCAGCTCTTCCATGTTGGGAGCGACATTCCGATCACCGACAGCACCAGCGTCAACCTCGGCATCCGGCACAAAAATTTCACGCTTATGGTGTCCCTCGCTTCGCTCGTCGCAGGACAGCTCGCTACGAGCGTAAGCGCAGCGAAGATTCCTGGTCAGGATGGTTCGTTCCTGATTACTGCGCGGGACGCTGCGGGGGCGCCGGTTGTCTTCGGCACGATGGGTGGGATCAATAACGCTAATCAGGTAGGTCCGTATAACATCGCTCCAGGCCAGACTACCAAGTTCAAGGTGGACGGGGGAACCACCTATACCAAGACCTGGGCTGGCACTCGCGCGATCATGACTGGCGGCGCTGCTACCTACGCGGGTTTGAATGGTCTGACGCTCAGTCTGACCGCGACGATATCCCCAGGCATCAGTCAGTCGGTAACGACTACACTCGACAACACCTGTACGGACCGGGCGAGCACGATCACCTTTCTCAACACCGCATTTGCGGGGATAGGTCTCCCTGTCACCGCAAGCGCGGGTTCGAGCTCCTTTCTGGTTCTGACGAATACCGCTGCGTACGGCACTGCCGCGCAGATTCTCATCGGCCCCGCTGGGGTAGGAAACACCGCTCTCGCTGCGCTTGGTCTCACTGCGAATGCTTCCGCTTTTGGTACTGGTGACGCTGCGTATCTCGGTCAGACCACCGCCGCGGAAGCTGCTACTGCTCTCAACGCAGTGCTGGTGGGCGCGACCGCTACTCCTTCGGGAGACAACATGCAGCGCGACATCTACGTATACACTGACACCGTCGGAGCTGCAGGTTCGATTCAGTACGATGCGACCAGCACCCAGAGTCTGAACATGCCGGATAGCTTGGTTCACTCAGGCACTGGTGGCACCGAAGTCACTACCTGCTACGCGAACTTCTTCGTCATCGAAGGAGATCCAGGAGCGCGGTACTAACAGAAGATCGCTTGGAGCTCGCGAGCAGCTTTCCGCTTCCGAGCTCCACCGTGTGCCTTACAAGGTACCGGCTCAGCTGCGCAGCGCTTGCAATTCGGGTCCCCTCCGTTCGTGACGACCAGCTTCTTCTTCCCCACCATCTGACTCCGCACCCCGAGCATCTGCTGAATCCTGCCGTCCACGCTGCGCTTCGGTCCTGGAGTCGTGCGCGTCACCGCTTTCTCGATGCGCGCTTCGAAGTTGGCTTTGCTCTCTGCGTCTTCTCGAATGCGCTGTACACGCTGCTCTGTCTCTACACGGCTGGGCTCAGCGTGCTCCACGACCGTGGCTTGTATTTGCTGTTCTCGGTCCTCAAGCATCGCATCATGATGGTACTGTGCATCTTCATCATCGAGCGCTTCGCGAGCGTCCTGCTCCTGTATCGCATACTCTTTCAACACGTCATCCTCCAGCGAGCCTGCTGCGATGTGTGGCAGCTTGGCTTCCATCAGATGTGCTTGCTCACGCGGCGCAATCTTGGGATCTGGAATCAGATCGAATCCCTCTGAGGTCCGCACCAGATAATATTTCAGATCCTGCGACGTATCGGTCCCAGCGCGCAGGAAATGGATCGTCTGGTCATCCTCGTTGCACCACACATCCCATTCACCGATACGAGCATGTGCTTTCACAACACCGTAAGTCGTGAATTTTCCGAGAGCTTTACCTGAGTTGGCGAGACCGAGTTTTTCCAGTATAAACGTATACTCAAGAACGTCTTTCGCGCGCTTCTTCAAGGTGCCGAGGGTCAGGGTCTTGTTTTCATCGAAACGTACGATCGTCATTGGTTGCTCCTTCACTTGAGAGGTTTCACGTACTGAGGTGGCCACGCAGTGTCTTTCTGAGCGCTACTGCCACCTCGACACTTATGCGGTGGAACGATTCCTGGTTTCTTATCATCCCGAGGAACCATCACACCGCACCTAGGACAAGGTATCTTCTTCACCTACGTAGTGCGAGGACGAGCGAAGTCAGCACGAATGACACGACGCATCTGCCGACTGAAGAGCTCATGACCATTGAGAGCATCGATCGCTTTCTCTGCGTCTGCGACCGTCCAGAACGTAATGATCCCGCTTCCCTTATGCCGCGTCAGCGTCTGGGGTTTATTCTCTTCTTGATCAAGCCAATCTTCAAACATCTCATAATCGCGATGTGAAGACCGTCCAGCAGGAATCTGTTCGATGAAGATGTTCATACGCTTGCAGCGCACGCCAGCAGAGGTCAACATATCCGTCAACCGACGGACAACATCCTCTGGAGAGACGTAGTACGGCAGCCCGGCTACGAACAGCGTTACGCTCGGAGGATTGTCCCTGGTGCTGGGAAGCGTAAATTTGGGTATGCGCTTCTCAGTAAGAGAAACCCCGTTCTCATGAGAAAATCCGCACCAGCACGATATCGCCTCACGCTGCTGTCGTTCCGTGCGTTTCTTCTCTTCCTCTTTTTTGTGCTTTGCGATCTCAGCTCGGACCTCAGACTGTATCGCCGACTCGCGCTCTAACAGGGATGACCGGGATGGACGTGACATGTTCTCTCCTTTGATTGACAGCTGATTGACGTTACGAAGTTTCAATCTCGTTTTGCTTCACTGGTATTCAATGTGGTAAATCTATTTCGTGTACCAGCGACGAGAATCATAAAATCAATTTACACGTACTGCAATTATAGAGAAGCAGAAATTAGGGATTCTAGCGAATCTTCTTGATTCTCCGTCGCTGCACCGTCAATGAATTTCCAGCACTGTTTTCGTGTGTGATCTTTGGGGTCGCGCTTGTCAGGAAGTACGACGTATCGAACCGGCCAAAACTGAGAGAGTTTCTCTCGGATCTTCTGGGTCTTCTCGAATCGAGCGCAGTGAGGACACTTCCCCGCGCAGCGATATTTGGTGTGACGCACCATCGCGTCTCGGTCGTACATAAGCGCGATCTCCTCAGCTTTCGTCGCTAGGAGTAGACGCAGATGTCCCGGCCCAAGATTGGTGCCCCACGTCCCTACCGCAGCTCTGCCGACTCGGAGAGCTGAGCGATCGTCCTCGACAATCACGATCAAGCGCTGCTCTTTCGCTACGTCGTAGTTGAACAGGCACGCAGCGAGTACCGTCTCCTCAGTCACCTTCTTAGGATAGAGAACCTTTTTCTCTCCCTCTCGCTTCTCTCGCATGAGCCGAGCGACAAAAGAGACTACAGGTCCGTCATCAGGAGCTCGCACGGGGGTTATCATCCGTCCCCTATAGCGTCCGCTCATGCACCAGCCGATCCCATGTTTGCGCATCTGCTGTGCAGTGATCCCGCAGTCAGAGAAAAACTTCGGGATGGGACCCCGCGTTGTGTAGCCTTCTGGTAACTCAATCTCAGTGAAGCGCTGTCGTCGCGTTCCTGTTTCCAAGTTCGTGAGCTCTTGCTTCAGATCGATGACGCGCTCTTCGTCAGAAGTCCCATCTCGGATGATCTCCAGCGCGCGGAGTCGATCGCAATCCTCCAGCTTCTGCACCAGAGAGATCGCACCTCGACCCCCCGTCCCGCAGCGGTAGCAGAGCCAAGACCCTGCTAGCGTCCCATCTCGTTTCTCTTTGAGCAGCACCCATAACTTGGGCTTCTCGCAATCGGGACATTGCAGGATCGCATCGTTGCCGCTCTGCTGGACCTTTCCGCGCTTGCGAAGGTAGCCGAGTACATCGAATGCTCTCTCTCTGATAGAGAACGTGCTCACAGATCTAGCTTCTTCCATTCTTCGCGAAACGACGTGAAGGCTTCTGGAGTAACGCTTCCTATCGTAGTTATCGTCCCTTTTGCTTCAAATCCTTTTACGAAATAAACGCTGATACGAGTCCACGGCCACCGTCTGCGAACGTTCCCAGAAACTCCAACTACAACCGAGTTCTCTAAGACGTTCTGTATCTTCTTGAGTCCGGTCCAATACCACGGCACATACAAAACTACCTGGCACGGATTCTCAATAAGAGTCATCTGGGATTCAGCTCGTTTGCAGTCAAGAGCGATACGTCGTTTGATGCACTCAGGGGTTCCGAATTTGACGACCATGTTCTAGTCCTTTCTCATACCAGCGTTTTGCTTCTTCTGTCACCTGACCACTACAGACACTGCAGCGCCAGAATTTACAGATCTTCTTCCAAGGGGTTGCGTTAACCGAGAAGTCATGAGGGAGAGAACAGCTCTCTAGCAGCTTCTGGTTGTCTTTCACCTTCGCTAGGAGCTGCTGCGCTTCCTGCTCTCCACCTTCCCCGAAGAGCCGACGCATCGTATCCAAACTCTTGCGCGGATCTACAGACATAGAGCACGAATCCAATTACACAAGTCGGACACAGAAAGTCGCTTCCAAGGCTCTAGCAGCTCTTTACAGCGGTCAATGTGCTCTTGCATCGACTGCTCATCCTCCGCATTACAAGCAACGCACGTTGCACTATGTCTCACAAGTTCCTCCTTAGCTACGGCCATGCAGTCCACTCGACCGCTTTTGCTAGCTGCAGATCTGCAGCTGTCCCACGCTTACGCAGCAGAACGCACAACCATTTACCAGCGCGCGTCTGCTTCTCTAGCAACTTGTCGTACTCACTATCACAACCACCAAGAGCGGCGAAGTGTTCGTCAGTAGGCTCTACGGTCCTCTCTAATTTTCTTTTGTACTGTTCCCTTCGAACCATCTTGTTCTTCACGAACTCTATCGAGTCGTCTAAGCGACTCATAAGTTCCTCACTTTCGACCGGCTCCAGTCCACGCGGATCTTGAGTTCGATCCCCTTCGCACCGAAACGATTTTTGATGATGTACAGTCGCGCTTGTCCACGCTGCTGCTCTTGTTTGGTCTGACAGAAGCTAACGATGAAGTCGGCGACCTTCGCTTTATTCCAACTATCTCCAAGGTCTGAGAGCTCGACGAGTTGTTTATTGTCTGCAGCGCGCACAGTCTGTGAAGCTGTCAGGATCGGCACATTCAGTCGGTTCGCGAGTCTGCGAAGCTGACGGAAGATGTTTCCCTGAGCGACGTACGTGTTTTCTATGCTGTTGTACTTCGCACCCTCATCGTCTACGAGCTCATCTGCGTAGTCGATGACTACGAGAGTCGGCGTCCATCCCTCAGCTTCGAGAGATTTGATGTACGCTTCAATCTGCGCGACCCCTACCGGCTCGTCTATGAACTCCTTAATCCGGTAGCAGTCTCCGTGGAACTTCTTGAGACGACGCATTGCACGTCGCACCGTATTCGGCTTCTTCTCCAGAGCGCTGACCTGCACCCCAGAAAACCAAGAATCTGCACGGTCCCCGACGTAGTCTGTCTGCAGCTCATTAGAGATGAAGAGCACACGCTCTTGTCGCTCGCTCTCCATGATCGCAGAGCACCCCATGTGCATGAGGATCTGCGACTTCCCTGCGTTCGGCGCTGCTACAACTACGTGCAACCCCCCTGCTACGAGTCCCCCTGCTCGTATATAGTCGTCACAGCGTGTCCCTGTAGGGATTCCATCTTTCTCTTTCAGCTTCCTGCGCTTGATCCGCTCTTCTACGTCCTCGGTCAGAGAGAGCTGCTTCCCTCCTCGCATGACGACAAGATCAGCAGAAGCGACGCGTGCAGCGGCTTTCTTAATCGCTGCGAAGTCCCCCTTCTTCAGATTGCGGACCGAATCAAGGAGCATCTCCCGGATCACTTGGTTCTGAATGAACCCAGCGAGCTGCTCTTTGACGAATGATTTGTCCAGGACCGGCAACCGCAGACCCTTAACGATCTGCAGTGCGTGCTCTACGTCGTCATCCTGCAACCGACCCATAGCGCGAGCGCGTGTGATTGACGCTCTGAGCGCGTCCCGAGCGATACCGTGACCTTCCTTCTGCGCGTACTGCAGGATCGTCTCTGCGAGGTAGGGAAGCGCTCGGGTAGAGAAGTGCTTCGGGGAGAGGAACCACGAGCACTGCGACGCAAAACGATAGTCCTGATACAGAACGCGCAGCAGCTTGAGCTGAAAGCCGAGCGTGTAGCTAAACTTTGGTCTGCGCTTGACCCCTGCTACTGCTGGCACGTCTTTCTCCTACAGTCCCGACCAGTCTGAGTTTCCGATTTCACCTTCTTTGTCGGTGAACGCGACGTTCTTCAGGAACACATTGAGACGCTCTGCGCGGAGCTCTTGTGCTCCCTCAACTTCGGGTTTCACGAATGTCCAGAACATGACGCAGACACGCGGATTTGCATCGTGGTCAACACACTCAATCGTCTCTGCGTCAGGAATCAACGTAGCTAGCGGGACACAGAAGACCTGACTCATCCCAAGAAAGATCAATCGTTCATCATAGAGGCGCTGCACGACTCGTGCGACTGTTTCAAGTTTGCTGTTAGGAACGAATCCTGATCGCTTACTCTTGAACCCCAAATAACGCGGGTCCAGCTCAATCACCTTGCTAAAGAAAGAACACGGCACAGCGCGACGCCAGCGAGCGATGCTAGGACGAGCAGGTAGAGGTCGTGTCTCAAACCGCTCCGGTAGGTGCGTCATGAACGGCATATTGTCAACGTAGGGAGCAATCCCCCACCGCTTGCAATCGTCAAGCTGAGCTTGCAGTTCTGCTTGATCCTCCGCTGTCACGTACTGCTGTACCGTGTAATTGATCTCCCGTCGGACAAAATGCTGTGCGTCCCCAGAAAGATAGGGAATGATGTCGAGTGTAGTGATCTGCGACTTCTTCTCAGCCGGTGAGCTCGTCGAGTTCTCTACGATCTGCATTTCGGGACTTTTTTCCACGTTGTTCTCCTTCAGGCTGCTTTCAGTTTGACTGCGTTGCGTACTTCGTTTCCATGCGCATCCCAATTCTTACGACGTTTCCTTGCGAACATCTCAAGATACGGTCCCGCACTAATCTGCTCGATGTCCAGATACGCTTGCTTCGGTTTCTCGCTGTGCTTCTTGGTGCGAGGTGCGACCAGAGAGGTCCGAGCTTGCGCGCGTTTCCCGTCAGGACGCTTACGGTAGGGTGGCTTTCCTCGCACCCCAAATAGAAGCTGCTCTGTGTCTCCGCGCAGATACTGACCAAGTCCAGCGCGCTGCATCTCAATTGAGCCCTTAACGCGTTTCCCCTTGAACCATGTGCGGATGCTCACCAGTCGATATCCCCAGGCTTCTAGAACCGCGATACCCGCTTTCAAGTAGTTATTCGTCACCCATAACCATAGATGACTGTCCGGCAGCGCGAGAGCTTGAATCTGGGGACCGAGCGCGATGATCTCCTTGATCTTCATCGTGGGATAGTGACGATCCGCACCTCGCTTGCACTTCCCTCCTCCGTTCTCTGGCCAAGGAGGGTCCGCACAGATCGCACCGTACTTCTTTGGTTTAGCTCTGTACGCTCTACGAGAGAGCTTCGCTGCTCGGCTCCACGTCACGATCCTACTAGCTCCCACGTCCACACCATTCTCACGTAGTGCATCATGACTCGCTTGGGCTCAGCATGGAGGCTCGACCTCTCGACTATCTCCTCTGAGCGAGTCGGGATAGAAGTTGTGCTGAGCAACTTCCACTTCTGCTGACTCGGCTCTGCGTTGTCTACGATCGCGAGATGATCCAGCGTCTCCAGTATCTCTGGAATGTCTACTGGAGCCATCGGCTTAGGAAACGGTCCCTCTAGAGGACATATCTCATCGCTGTAGGTGTTCAGAAACACTCGTCTACTCCTTTGCGTTCTAAGAAACCAGCTGTGAACTCTTTTGGATTCCGCATGAGTGCTTCTTGTTCAGTGCACCCCAGACGTGCACAGAACGCGCGCAGCTTACGTTCCTCACGGAACCATGGATTGCTCTGAGGTTTGACCTCTACGACGCTTCCGCGCTTCGCTAGATGCTCTATGTAGCGGTACTGCGCTCCAGAACCTGAAAGCTGAGCCGGCTGTGGGATCGGAGGTGCTCGACGATCCTTGAAGATCTGCGCGAACGCATCAAACTGCGCAGTCAGGAAATCACTCGGCTCTGCCTTCATCTCCGCACATAGCTCAGCAGCTTTTGCGAAGTAGCGCTTGTACGTCGTGCTCTGCTGCTGATACCGGAGCAAGTGCAGAGCGTGAGCAGTTTTGAGTCGGGAAGTCAGGATCGCGTTGTAGAGCGTGCACATCGTCTCTGCTGCTGAGACCTTTGTGTGCTGCTGCAAGTACGTTTTGCGCGTCTTCTCTGCAGCAGCTAGGTGCTTCTTGGGAGACACCTACCCAGCATCCTTCTGTATCGGCTGATCTACATCGTAGTGGGAAGTTCTCCGCACTATACAAGTAGTCGTTCCGTCTCCTGGTCCATAAAGGAACAATCCGGGAGCGGGATTGGCAGCAGAGCGATTCCCCACAAACTGCTCGGCGACGCGCTGGGCTTCTGCTTGTGTATCGTGTTTGGTGATCTTTTCACTCTCAAGACGATTGACGATCCAGCAGCTCATGGTTGCACCTTCTCTTTGATAAAGGTCGTAAGAGACGGCACTGCAGAACGCATCCGAAGCTGTGCAAGGTCTTCCAGTAGCACGGTCTGCGCTTTGTGTTGCTGCACGACCATATCTGCTAGGCATTGCTTCAGATCAAAGTCAGGCTTTCGCGTGTGGACCTTCGCGATAGCGTAGAGAGTGCTGTCAACCTCAATTGTCCTACCTAGCAGAGCACCTAGAGCTTCGAGGCGCCGTGTGATCACTCTGTCCCGGACTTGCGCATTTTTCTCCATACGCTCTTTCTCGTTCTTTCGAGGAGGCAGTGAGCCCCATCGCGTCGTCTCTTCGCTCATGACTTCTTCTCCTCTGTTTGCAGATTTATACCGCGCACAGCATCCACAATTTCACCCTTTGAATTTCGAGACACAAGAACGGCTTCGTCTATCGGTATTGAATCGTCAGGAATCACCTCAATACCGAGTGGAAATTCAGAAGGTCCACAAGAACGCGTCTTTCTATACGTTGTCATAGCTCTATAACCTCGAATCCTTCTTTTTCGTAGATGTTCAGACGCTCCAGCGAGTGACCGGCGAGCCATTCGTTAAACACATCCATGTAGTCGTACACCTCAACCGTGTTGTCCTCTCCCTTCTTTCTGCGCAGAGCGCGTCCACACTTCTGTAGAACTAGGCGCAGACTCTTGAGACCATCCCCCATGATCAGACGGCGGATCGCAGGAAGATTCGCTCCCTCGTCGAAAAGTCCGGTTGTCGTAAGCAGAACTGGCAGGATTCCCTTCTCGAATGCAGCAAGAAACCCCTCTATCGCTTTAAGGCCACCAGGGAATCCTGTGGAGTATAGGAACTTGTGCGGCACCTTCCGTGCTCGTAGTAGCTCAGAGAGATTCCGTCCGTGTCGCTTCTCACGCACCATGACGACTACCGGCAGCTTCTTAGAGAACGCGTCCAGCGTGTCATCTGCAATCTGCGCGTTGCGCTGGACGTTGTCCACGACCCCTTGCTGATAAACATCTCTCCATGCACCTTCTAGATCTTCTGGCTCCTCAATCTCACGCAACTTAACCGTCAGCTTCGCACTGATACCTAGAGAAGTGAGCTGGGCATTCGTAGTTCTAAAAACTATAGGACCTAGCTGTGCTTCAATTCCGAGCGATGCTCCCCCAGGAACGTAGGACCCCGAGAGGCCGATGCGCACCGGAGCATTACAGCGCTGTAGGACTCGTGCCCACTTCTTAGCTGCACAATGATGTGCCTCATCTTGTATGAGAAGATCCTGTGATTTAAGAAACTCACGGATGCGCTTGTGATTCTTCTTCGCGTCAGCTCGTAAGAGAAGCGAATCTACCATGGCAACAGTGATTTTCTTCGGCTCCCAGATCCCGCTCCCGATCTGTCCGATGTTCTGTTCTATCGTTCCTAGAAAAGCAGCGAGATCCCTACGGTGGTCCTTTAGTAATTTCTGTTTGTGAACCAGAACCACCCCACCCCTAATGTTAGGTAAGTATGCTTTTACGACTGCTGCGGCGATGGTAGATTTTCCGCTGTTGTGCACTACGATCCCGTTGGCTAGAAAATTGTGCTGATCATCAGCAACACTGAGATCGTACGTCATTTCTTTTCCATAGCGACTTATAGAAATTACATCATCCAAAACCGTCCGAGCGGTGGCGTTCCTCCATAATATTTTTCCATGACGAACACAGTGCTTCCTTCTCCCAACTAGTTCAATATTTTCTGGAGAATTATCTTGAACATCACTGTTGATGTGGTGAGCAGTCCATTTCTTTGGATTCACAAATACTAGTCCTTCAATTTTTCCTCTTCGCACACGACGCAAAAACTTCTCCAAACTCATGTTATTCAGGCGAGCTTCTGCTACAAGACGATGAGTTTGTACAGAAAAATAATCGCGTCTACCTGGACGCTTATCTCTATGAATTGCTCTGTATGGATGAAAATCCATTCCACCTAGTGCTTTATATATGCGAACAGCTCGCTCTATTTTTGTTCTCCCTCCGTCCACATAAACACGATCCCCGATCTGTAGATCGCGAAGACGAACATACCCCCTCAATGTCAAAAATCTATGTTTTCTAGTCGCTTTTACATTGAATCCACTAGAAGTAGTCACAACATATGTTGTCTTAATACCGCTCTCATAGGCTGCACTAACTGGAGCTAAACGAATGTATCCATCTTTTTGACGCATTCTGACTTTCAACACAGTGCGTCTCTCTGGGTTGTTGAACATCTTTACAAATTTCTCGATAGGAACAGAGAAACTGGCTCCATTCCGATTCACCCCAATAATTGTATCTCCCGCTACGCAGTTAGTGGCTGCACGAACCATACCCCCACCACGCTTAAGCACCTTCTTGAGTCCGTTAAATTGCATCGCATACATCCCTGACATGCTCACCCCTTCAAGCATGTCGGGATGCACCAAACTCATGTCCGGCTGTGGCGGTTTCTGTTCTCTAAGATCGCGAACCGTGACTTTCAATCCGAGATCTGTAATCAGATTCTTCACACGTCGCAGAAGTCCCAGCGCGAAACTCCCTGACATCGCATGATAGAAACGCTTGCGTCCGTCCCATGCTCCGTTGTGCATGCGTGCGAAGCGTTCCTCTGTCGCTTGGAAAGAGAGCTCACGATCTAGAACTTCAGAGAGAGCCTCCGAAGGATCTACTACCTTCGCTCGACGATGCGACAGCACTTCTATGACGACAGGTTTCTTCATGACTCCCACGACGTTACCTGTCGGCGATAACGCTAGTCAACACTACGTTGAAGCTGGTAGGGTTTCCTCTTTCCCCTCACCGACTGGAGAAACAATGCGAAAACTGTTCGTAGTCACCTTGCTCTCAATCACTCTCACGCAACCTGGCTGTGCTATCGCTCTGGAGATCCTGCGAAATTTAGCGGGAGCTGTAGAAATCCTGAATAACATGTGCGCGAGTGATCCGCAGCACTGTGGACAAGCTGCGTCCTGTCAAGCTGCTGCCGCGCCTGTGCTCGCGAGTGGGTCTGGATTTGTCCAGCTTCACAAAGCACAGTCGTTGTGTGCTGCTCACTAGAACTTCGTCTTGATTCCGATGTTCATGCTCCAGGACGCATTATCAGCATAGGCACTAGCGTCTGGAACTGATCCCCCTGTGACATCATTCCCTGTGCTGGGATTGAGTCGAGTCCGAAACAGATCTCCTGGAGTGGCTGAATTTCCCAGAAACTCTACAGCTGTGAAATTCACACCATTAAAGTGAACCCCTCTACCGTTTGCGGTGACGTAGCCGTGCGTCGCGGTGGGGTATAGGTCAAAGACATTTCCTCGAACCATCACATGTTCGATTCGGTTCGCGATCTTTGCTCCATCAGTGCCGCCGATTGAGATCACGTCGCGATCAAGCTCTGCTCCGGTGTTGTTTATTGGCCGGAAGTAGTTGTCTACGATCATCACTGTATTCTGTTGAGCATCACGGAAGCGCAGTGCGACATCTGCAGTGAAAGGGAATACCACTCCAGTCAGGAGCTGATACCTGCAGCTATTTCGACTGAAGATTACATCTCCCGCGAGGTGCTGAAGCTCATCGATTGTAAACGGGCTCGCGATGCTCAGATCCTCACCAAATACGTTTCCCTCTATACGGAATCCCTTCAAGACACCGCAGCTCTGCCCATTGATGTGTGGCTTGAGACAGACCATGCGACCCTGCGCGAGCACGCCTCCCATCGCAGTAGATAGATCTGTCGCAATCGTCAAGAAGAGATTGTCTTTGATGCTTACTCCGGTGGTTTGGAAAGCGCGGAGCTCAACTACGCGAAAGCCACCAGCACCACTCGAATTTGCAGAACTAACGTACGTCACATTCTGCATGTCATTAAAGCGACAGCTGTGCATTTTCATGTCCAGCGTGTAGGTCTTTACCGCGACGCCTGTGATGACGTTGTCTGTGGTTGAATTTCCTCCTCCAGTAAAGGTGCAGTCCACAATGGACAAGCCTTTTATGTAGTTGCTCATCCCGGTTCCAGTGAGAACAGAAAGCTGTCCGTTTGTAGACTCGTTAGGCTGCTGATAGAAGGAGCAGCCGTTAAAGCTGACACCATCGACAAACTCTGTAACGTCGATGTTCAAGAGAATCCCTGCAGTAAGAGACCGCAGGAAGTGGCATGCGTTGTAGACCACACGAGCTACGCTACGAGTCGTAATCGCGACGTTAGATAGATTGAACACACAACCTGAAATTGTCGCGTCCGCATAGTCGTACGCATTACCATCCACCAGAAGAGCAGTGGACTCGAAACGACAATCCGTCAGGATGTGCTGTCCGGTGGGATTGATCGCCTGGAAGTCTGCGCGCTCAAACGAGCAATTTGAGAAAGTGAAGCCGCCAGCGCTGTTAAGGAGCACTCCGTGCATCGCGGTGACTCCAGCGTCGGTTTTGGTGCCGACGAAGGAGCATCCCTGGATCACTCGACCACTTAGGTCTGTATTTCCACTATCTAGATAGAGTCCGCAGCCGGTCGCACCGATGATGATGTCTTGATCAAAGACGAAGTTACAGTCAGTGAACCTGACGTTTCGCAGCACCGTGGCCAGCTTCACCATGATCTCGGTATGCACGGTCAGTCGGAACGTACAATCCGTGACCTGGATATCGCTTGCTGGTACTCCATTGTCGTCAATAAACGCGACGGTGCTAGCGCTGTCAGCGGGAGCGCGAGCATCAAACAGGCATCGTGTCAAATTCATCTTGGAGAACTCAGTAGAGTTCGTCCCTGGCTTGATCATCGCAGTCGAAATCGACGTGCTGGAGAAGACGCAATCAATCGCAGAGAAGAAATTGTTATCCCCCATCATCGGACCAGCTGTGTCTACTGCAACACCACTACACGTCAAACGAAGATCACGAAATGTCAGGCGCGAGCCAGACGACGCAAACGTGATTTTGTTCGCACCAGTTACAAGCTGTGGATACTGACTCGCATCTCCCTGCAACACTACATCCATATTTGCGGGAACCAACACATTCCCAGCCAAAACGATTTGTATATTCTCTTTGATTCTGACGGTCCCCCCGTACGGAGGAAGCCCGGTCATTGCAGCTTGCAGACACTGCTCTGGACTCATGTACTTATTGAGATCATAGTCACCGAAAATAGTGACTCCGTTGCCGATAGTGACTACTCCAGGGACCTTACGAACACCGTAATCAATCCCCTGTGGTGGTTCTGAGTACGCACCAAAGTTGTTCGCGGGAATCAGGCTACCAAAAGGATTGTTGAGACTCCCTTTCCAGCGATCACGACCGAGCATATAGAGAAGTGCGCGGAGCTGATCCGTCAACGTCTTCATACTTCCATTAGACGAAGCATTCACAGGGGGGGTCGGGGCAGCAATCGCGGAGCTGAGATGATTGATCTGCCCGGTCTTATCAAACGTGACAGCGCCGGCAGTGTTGCTGGCGATCCCTAGGAAAACCAGAGGGATCGTAGCTCCATTGATCGTGTCCTCCGCGAGCACGCTTCCTAGCGAACCAGCGCGAACGTAAAGACCTACCTGCCCAAAGAGGACAGTATCTACAGCCTGCGAGACCTCTGTATAAGGAAGCGCAGAGGTAATGAACTCACGAACCTGTAGCTCTCCTCCTACTTCGATTACGAACGCATAGACCTGTTGATCTGTCCCACCTGGAGGAATCGCGATCGTGATGGTAGTACCAGCCGGCTTCACAATGAGCCCATCGTCTGCGTCCATCGCCACGAAAAGCTCAGTATTGAGACGCACCTGCCCGTCAGTCGGATTCACCGGATTCGCGGTAACGCTGCCTCCAGTGAAGATGAACCCCGTTGCCACCCCAGCTGTGCTGAAAGTAGACGCGAAAAGTGCCTTGCAAGCGAGTTTCAACGTCTCCAGAGCGCTATTGGATAAGATGTCTGCGAAGTCCTGATCGAAACGCTCATTGCTGAAAGTCGCGAGTCGCCGACGCTGTGCTATCTCACCGGACATGGGAGGTGCCTTTCAGATGCGGACGAACCGCACAATAATTCCAGAAGCACGAACGATCCGTGCGAGGTAGAACTTAGCGATCTCCAAAATACCGTCACCTTGGAGATAGACGCGATCTGAGTGTGGTGGAGTTGTCGGAGTGTCCGCGTGCTCTGTCGCGTCTCTTGCGAGGAAATCTCCGCGATAGCCGATCGTGTTCAAACGAAAGCGGGCTCCTACTAGATCTGCGACGATGTTCGTAGTAGTCGTGATCACTGTGTCTGGTGCTGAGTAGGCCAAACTCATCACCGTGTAATCGTGCCATCCTGCAGCGTAGTAGATAGACAGACGCATCCCAACGAATGTCTGTGCCCACTCCTGAGTCAAGTCTCGACCGTATACGGTGAAGGTTGGAGCTGCGACCATGGGAGTGCTGGAGCCTATCCCAATGATGCCGTGCAGGTAGCTAGCGGTCTCCAGGGTCTGTCTAGTGAGCTCGTAGGGGACTTCTATAGTAATCTCGTTAGGGACTAGCTCATAGACTTGCCAAGGACGCTTTCCAGCAATCACAAGGTCAGCTTGTTTTCCTAGCAAGATCTCTAATAACTTGAGAACGCTGAAATTGATCGCTTTGGGAAGCCATGCGAGAAGCATGATGAGCTGACGGTACATCTCATCATTACTTGGTCCGATCAAGGGATGACGAGGAATGCCGAAGTTAGAACCGATAGCTCCCAGATACTCCCCTGCTGCAGAGCCCAAGAGAATCGAAAGACGCGCTTGTTCTACAGACGAGTAGTCCTGTCCGATAGGATCGGGTTGACCTGATAGAACATCGATCTCTTGCGCAAGCGCAGAGATGATTTTGTAGATGTTGGAGACAAAGCCTCCAGTCTGAGTTCCATCTCGCTTGTCGTAGCCCCTAGGGAGAAGCGACAAGACAGCTTCAGTTTGCGTACCCATTAGAGGATCTGCACATTCGCTGCAGTGATGCGCTGGAGCTGTCCCGCTGCTGCTCTGCTGTTTGTCAGAGGGAACAAGACTTTCACATCATAAACCCCAGCGTATTCTTTGCACCTCCGCACGATCTCGGAAAGCACAACTTCCCCGGGTAGTACATTCAACAGGAAAACGCCAAGTCCCCCGATCCCGGTGCTGTTGACATACGCTTGCACGATCCCCTGAAGCGGTGACACCAAATCGGACACGCTCACGTTAGGGAGTGGGATGACCTGGATAATGAAGCTCGGAGACAGCACGCTTGGTGCAACAGTGAGCACTTTTGTGCCGCTCGCTTTAATTCCAGGAAAATTCTGCAGATCACTACGGTCCGCGTTCACTGCTTTCTGGACAAGCGCTCCGAGTCCATCCGAGTAGACATAAGCTCCACTAAATGGAGGGGCACCGTCGTCTGCTACTGCTAACGACTCATGCACAGCAAGCGGTGTAAGTAACTCCAGGTCCCCGTTACTCTCATTGAAGACATAGTCGATGCCTGGATCAGAGCGAAGACCTCCAGGAACCAGCGGGTCCAAAGAGAAATCAAAGATCGCGTACTGCCCCAGGGGCGGAATTGCTCCCCCAGCATTCACGTTGATCTTAATCGCAGTATTGGACGTGACTTGATACCACGTACCATCCACAGCTTTTAGCCACATCCCGACGTAAGCATTCACCGTGAAACTCTTAGTCGTGTCTTGAACGAAGTCTGCTCCTACTGAGGTTGCGACACCGCTTGCTCCAGAGACGTTCCGAAACAAGCGCGGAGTGCGCGTGCTGCTGGGTTGTGCTTGCACTTGATATGGTGCTGCACCCCTCAAGCGTCCCCGAGCATCTCCGAGCAGCGCATCGTTAATGACAACCTCGCGACCAAAGCGTGTCTGCCGTGTGATCTGAAACGTCGGAGTGCTATCGGTGATGTAGAGAAGAGACACCCCGGGAGCTACCGGCTCCACATCCTCTGCAAACTCTACGGTCTGACCTGTGACCGGATCTTCCAAGCCGAGCACAAGAGTCTCCAGCGCGAGCGGAGTGCTTCTACTCAAACTGAGGATGAAACGCCAGACCCTGTCACGATAATTATCGTCGAGCTCTTTATTACGACCACGAGTCGCTGCGACCGGGTTAGTTACAACCGCGCCGTTGAAGGGTGAATCGATAAACGATGTGAGTTGATTGCTCCCTACCAGAGTCTCAATGCCTGGTAGTTCTGATTCTGCTGGGATCAGGTTAGTAGAGAGATCACCATCGTAGAGAATCGCAGCTGCAGTCGTCCTGTAATTGATCTGCCGGTTCGTAGGAGTAGCCTTAGCAAACACTCCTGTTCCCGATGGAATGCTTCGATCACTCCCCGACGTACTCAGAACCAGAGATTCTCCTGCAAGGTGAGGACTCGATACACCACCGCCGGTAGGTAAAGTCAGCACATCCCCTGCACGAGTAAACGCAATACGCTCCCTAGAGGAGAGCTCGCGTGCAATCACCACGAAACCCGAGGTAGGCCACGCGTTCCCCGACATCGGACTCATATTCAAAATTGTAGCTCCCGTAACCACCGATGTCTGGAGGTACGAACGCAACGCTACAAACGATATCGTGGTCCCTCTTGCGTGAGGGAAAGCGAAACCAAACGGGTTCGTCACTGTAAAGACATCACCAGCACGAGTAAACGTGATCGTCTCCTCACGCAGGGTACCTGGCTCAATCTGGACGCTACCGCTCGTAGCGAACAGAGACCCAAAACCTGTCGTGACTTGAAAAGACGTAGAACCTGACGGGTAGTCAGTAACAAGCAACGCTGCAGGTTGCGTGCTACTCACACTGACCGTGATCGGAACGATGCTGGTGCGGGCTGGCAGACGCTTAAGCTGTTCGAAGTAATCGCTACCAAAATCACGTACACGATCATCCAGATCCTGCCCGGAACAACCGAACAGACTGAATAGCTTGACGATACGAGCTAGCTGTAATTGGGTTTCAGCTACGGGGAGCTCGAAAGCCTCCGTGATCGTAAGCAAAATCGCGCCGATCTCCTCATATAGTTTCTTCCCCAGCTTCAAGCGAAGACGGGTCAGGGTACGAGAGAGGATCTTTGCGTAAGACTGTGGAACGAAGACTGTGCTTGGTGGCATTACTTGCTAAAGCTCCTCTGAAATAGTCTCGCACGTCCTGCGGTGATCGGCACTACTTGTACACTCAGGTCTACCACGTCCCCACGCACCGTGAAATCGACAGATGCAACGGACGCGATCTTGCCGTTTTTGAGTAAGTTTCTTCGCACATCAAAGGCAAAAAGAGCTTTCACGTCGTCGGTGGGTTCCTCACCGATCGGCAATGACAGCCCAAACGTGGGATGCAGAGGGTAACTACCACGATCTGCGTTACAGAGAATAGTCATCGCCTGTTCGAAATTAGGGAAACCTGCAATTGTTGCTAAATCGCGGTCGGGTCCAAGAACCAGATCCACCTTTACCTCACCACCAACCACGATGAATTGAGCCAGAAGGTCCACTCCGTACGTCAATTCGTCTGGGTTCGGTCGGCCCCTCAACTCAAACGGCATGTACACGAGCTGATATGGCTGCCCGGGTGATGGCGTAACTGTCCAGGGACGATTTACAGTGAGCACGTCCGAAGTATTCCGCGTCACTACACGAGTATTATCATTCCCCACTGACGGTACATGCACCAAGTACCCAGCATACTGATCTGGGGACCAAGCTAAAATTTTCGCTGTATCAGTGATCGTGGTTGAAGTAGCACCAGTCAAAACTCCTGTGAACGATGTGAGATTTGCGCTCACTGCATCGCCATCTACTTGGTCCTGCTGCACGTCGTCAATAACCGGATAGAAGATATCTTCCCCGTAAGCGATGGTGCCGGGGGGCTTATTTGCTGCATCTGCAACGATGTAAGGGGAGACTAGACCATTCACTGAGACGAGGATTAAGTATGCCTGGGAGCTACCTAACTTTCGTAGAGCAACGTCATAGATCGTCTCTCCAGTGAAAACCTTTGTCTTCGCAAGCAAGGTGGCCTGTACATACCGCTCAATGTTTGGAATCTGTGCGAGGAAGTCAGACGATGTCGCGCCTGCTCCTGGAGCTGTCACCTGATCGTTAACGAGCGAAGCAGTGAGATCTGCGTCAGGGTCTTGTCCAAGCTGAGCAACAGCGTTACCCGCTCCAGAATTATCGAAAAGCTCGTCGAAATAGGAGGTCAGATCGTCTCCAAGAGATAGCGCGGTCAGAATAAATTCGTTTACGTCTGCTTCAGTCTGCACAGCGAAGTTCAAGGTACCGCCGATCAGGATCGAAACAGTTCCCTCCACCGCTGCGTTGAACTGCAGGAGAACATTGAGTGCCAGATCAGTCGAAACTTGACGTAGAGCGTCTTGTGTATCTGCTACCACAGAGATCACTGCAGCACCTACGCTGAGCACCTTTTGTACTGAATCATGAATGACACCAGACAGGTTGCGCAGCAACTGCGGGCCTTTATTTAGCAGCGCTTGCATTTGATCCAAGCTGGTCTGCGTATTCTTGATAAAAACAACAGGCGTGCGAGGCACCGGCTCTAGTGTCTTCTGACCGAAATGGACCGACGGAGCAACTCCAGTGAAACTGATCTCGTATTTGTAGGAAAATGGTGCGCTCTTCGATCTACGCAGAGTGAACGATACTGGCTCGATCTGCCAAAATTCATCGTCTTTGAAACTGAACCAGTGCAGCACTGCGTACTGGTTCGCTCTGCTCCGGTCAGCCCATAAATCAAATAGGCTCTTCAAGCGACGGAACTCTGCTTGCCCGGTCACATTCGGTGCGGGTCTGAGTCCAGTTTGGCCGCTAACTGCGATGTCTTTTTTGTACCAACCGTTAGTGCTGACATAGCTACCGAATTGTGTCGGACGCACCGACGACGCGTACGGGTCGGTGCGTGTGTAGCTCTCGGGGTTGATAAGCAGCTCGACGTACCTACGTGGATCGTTGCGCAGCGAGCGTATGTCTTCGTCCGGCTGCTGCTCTAAGTAGAAGCCAAACTTCAGGCTCTTAGACCAGCTGTCTGGATTCGGCTGCTGTATCGTGCTCTCGATAGTCACCGGAACTCCTATCCACAGGTCGCTTTTTTGCTTGCATCACTTATCGCAGCTATGACAGACCCCGGCGGAGTCGGCAGCACGATCGCAGGAACGAAATTACCCACAGCACCCTGCAGCGCTGTGCATACAGCTACAATTTGGGCAAAAAATGTAGCTAGCTCTGTATTAGAAGCAACAGGATCGTTTAAACGAGCTATCCCGAGTGACCCGTCCTGGATCTTTACTTGAGGACCACCATTCAAGGTGACGTTGCCATTATCATCAATAGAGAGCTGCGCACCGCTCTTGTGCTTAAGCGTGACGTTCGAATCCTTGTTTACCACCAGAGATGTGCCACCTCTAGTTACAACAAATTCCCCGTCTGATTTGATCTCTAGCTCTGTCCCCGCATTCCGTATGAGTCGTCTACGTCCGTCTTTCCTGGTCGCAGCCCAAGTAACTCCGCGCTGAGGGATCACGCCAGTAATCACAGGAGTAGTAGAAGCTCCCTCAGTAAACGTGTACCTGACGTGGTCCCCGTCCGTGTCTTTTGCTCGGGTGAACTCGTTTAGATCACCACCAGACGTGTTCTTAGACGCTGCACGCAGGACCGTCTCATCTCCATCATCTACGCCGAATGCAATCGACTCCAAGACGGCGTTATCTACGATTGAGCCGGTTTGAAGGTCGCGAAGTTTATACTCTACGCAGGATTTACGACGGTTCTTTGGATCGTCCGCGTAGAGAACTTCAAGGACAACAGCTTCTCTTACGCCGAGCAAAGAGAATTGCGGAAGTCTCCCTACTACGCGAGCACTACGTGCGCCAGCTTGAGAAGGTGCCCCGGAAATTGAACGCCGCATTTACCTAAGTCCTATCACGTCGCGAAGCACTTCATAAGGGTTGTCAAGCAGACGAGGTCCATTTGAAGTCCAGAACAGGTTGGCTTCAGGTCGCTTCTTGTCCTGAATCACACCACGCACCAAAGTCAACGTAGTAGAGCTAGCCCCCTGCTGAGCATTGAAATTATGCTTTACACCTTGAATGTAGAACTTGATAACCTGCCTCACGACGCCTGTACCTGAACGAAGCGTCCGTGTGAGTTTGAGCGCGTTGCCTACTCGAATATCTGGACGGAAGCGAACAGGCAGCGTCCCTGAGAGCATCTCTTCGTTGTGAGCGAACCACGTAGACCTGATCCCTGAGTAGTACGCATAAACAGCGGGGGTGATATCAGCTGTTCTCTGTGTCCC